TTCAACGACAATATTGCGAGACGTTTTAGTAGTTTGAGGGTAGTTTTTATGATTTCTAAGGTCCGGCGGAATAGAGAGAATATAATTCACTAAACTTCTGTCTAAAAATGGGGTTCTGGGTTCGAGTCCGTGGGACGAAATAGATTTATCGGATCTTAAAACATCAAACATATACATGTCTTTTAAAAGTCGTCTCGTTTCTTTATCAAACTCAATATCATCCGGGCATTTATTCATATAAAGATATCCGCCGAATAATTCATCTGAACCATCCCCATTAAAAATAACTTTAGCCTCTGAATGTGTTGAAATATATTTTCCCAATAAATAGTTGCCAATACTTGCTCTTACGGTTGTCGTATCATAACTCTCAATTGCGCGTATTACCTCAGGAATAGCATTAAACACGTCATCTTCTGTAACTATAATTTCAGTATGGTTTGTTTCCAAATAATCGGCAACAAACTTGGCATATTTTAAGTCTTCCGAGCCTTCTAGACCAATACTGTAAGTTTCTAATTTTTTGTAATGCAAATTATGCGTTTTGTGATAATTATTCACCAATCCAGCAACTAAACTACTATCGAGACCACCAGACAATAAACAAGCAATCGGGCGTTCAGTTGTAAGACATCTTTTGTTTACAGCAGCATGTAAATAAGCGGAAATCTTAGAACACATGTTTAGAATAAAATCGTTATTTAGTTCATTATTTATGAGCCAACTATGAGGAAACCCTGAAATAAAATAAGGGACATTTTCTTTTTCTATTTTCCATTCACCACAATTCAAATCACCGTCTTCATTCTTATAACTTAAATTAAAAGTACTATATGTGCCTGGTTCAAATTGATTAACATACGTTTGCTTATCATCGTTATTATGAAAATATTCCAAACACTTTAATTCAGATGCGAATCCGTATAAAATATTATTATGTATATCTACATTATTATGCGCATTTACACTATTAAGAGAATATAAAGGTCTAACCCCATATTGGTCACGTGCGACATATAGTTTTTTACAATTGTCTTTATCGCGATTATCATATAATACAAAAGCGTATTCACCTTCTAGCATAGTTAAGGTTTGCTCTAATCCATATTTAATATAAAGATGAATAATAACTTCACAGTCGGACATTGTCGTAGGTTTGATATTCATGTACTTATATAATTTTTTATAGTTATAAATCTCTCCATTACATATCAGGACAACGTCATTAATTACCAATGGTTGATTTGATTCATTGTTTAGTCCGTTAATAGCGAGTCTATGAAATCCTAGAACCGTATTTTTATAACTTGTTTCTAATTTAGAAAATTCCGGACCACGTTTTTGTCCCTTCATAAATTCACGATGAATTACATGAGCATCGAATTTTGAATTATTAAGAAGAGTAAAAATACCACACATATTTTATATGTTATTATATTTAATCATCTTTATATAATTTTCCATTTTGTATATTTTATATTTATTCCATTTAATCCATTTTACCCATTAAATTTGTTTTGAGTAAATAAAATAATATATATTTATATCAATGAATAACCCATATAGCGAAATTAGTAATTCAAAAATACATACACAAACAAATGAAAGAATATACAATAGGAATATTCCGTCTCAAATGCTCCAGCCATATTTAGACGTAAGACCTGTAATGACAAAATATTCACATTTACCGATAGTAGACCCAAGAAAGCCTACTAATGTTCCATTGCAACAAATGCCAACATTCAATGTTCAAAATACATTTAACCCGGGCAACACAACCTCTCCTTGGTCTGGTTTCGCATCTAATATAAATAAAGAGTCTGAATTAAGAAACCAAATTTACGCTCTTCAAAAGTGTAGTCAATCCGTTTACGTGCCTTCCTCAAACAGTGATTTATACGATTATACGTTTAAAACAAAAACACAGTCAAGTCCACATGATTTATTATTTAAGCAAGAGCATTTTTCAGAATTTAATCCAAACCCTAGCACAAAAACAGTAGGTTCTGGAATCTTTATGAATTCAACAAGAGTTCAGGTACGTGATTTGACAAACCAAAAATGTTAAATGTAAAAAAGGAATAAAAAAATAAAACCCTAATATATGGTATTATTTTTTTTCTATAAAAATCTCACTAATAGCACGCTATTAAATAAAATTAACTCGATATATGATATAAATGATGGTTACGCTCTAATAGAAAAAATCGATATTTATTCGGAAAATTTAGAAATAAGCAATGTCCCCAAAAAAAACAATAAAATTTTACACGGGAAAATAGTAGATTTCAATATGAAACTAGAAGACGTAATGAATAAAATTAATGATATGAAGGAGTGTAAATTACAAAAAACAATATATAACGTGGAGACAATATGGGTAAGTAAAATAAAGAACGGTGGTGTATATAAAGCGTATATTATATATTAGTATTAATAAAAACCAAATCAATAAATTAAATATCAAAAAAAAACTTGATATTTAAGTATATATGTCAGAAACATTAATTAATCAAATAACTTTAGATTGTTTACTGAATAAAAAGATGTATAACAATCAAATAATAAATAAAAAATCAAAGCAAGTAAATCACGAAGAGAGGAAGTTTTATAGAAAACGCATATATAATTTATTTAAGGATATTATATCTGGAAACGCACAAACACAAGAGGAATTACCGTTAGACGTTAAATACGCTTATGACAATTATGTTAACGCAACTATTAATTATTTTAAGATACTTGATAGCAATGATATTATACAATCCGAACATAACGATTATGAAAATATTCCAGAAGAAAAAGAAAATAAGCAAACAGAAATAGATAATGAAGATATAGACATTTCTAATAATGCGGTTGAAAATGCCGATGCTATTTTATTGCGTTCCGTAAAAATAGAAGTGCCTACTTTAGATAAATACGTCAAAAGAACCAAAACAAAGCCTACAAAAGAAATACCTCAACTTATAATACCAAAACAGAAAGAGATAAATCTAAATGACCCACAACTTAAAAATAAAGGAATAAAAAATAATATCAACAATATTTATGAAGACAAAAATGCAAAAAAGGAAAATGAAGAAAAGTAATTCAAAAAAAACAAGAAAAAATAAACACACAAAACTTTCAGGTGGCAATAATAAAAGCAACAAACAAAATATACATAAACATGATCATGATCACAAACATCACAATAAATCAGTTAAACTAAAAAAGCAAAATTGTAGTCCTAAACCTAAAAATGAAATAAACCATTTTTCATGTTATACAAATAAAACCCTTTTAAGACTAAGAGATTTATGGAATGCTCGCCATCCTGACGCAAAAATTAATACGAACTCACCGAAGGAAATTCATAAGCAAATAAGTGAAATGCTTGGTGGCGTTTGTAATAAAGAATCATGTTGGCTTAAGCAACGAGCCGAATTCGGAAAAATCGAAAGCGATGCTGCTGACTCATTTGCCCCAGAATCTCCGGAAGAATGGAAAAAAAACCCAAATGAATGGTTGTCCAGTATAGAGATTATGGACGTAATGAAACAATACGAGAAAGCATATAAATGCTTTGATTTTATTGGTCCGAGTCCGATTGATTTTGATACAAAAAAATTATATGGCGAATGTGTTTGGGGCGAATTATGTAATTTTAGCGTTGAAACCCAACTTAAAAACGGGAAAACCAAAGTAGGCATTATATTCAATACAGACCCTCATGATAAACCTGGGCAACATTGGATATCAATGTTTGTCAATATAAAGAATAATTCAATATTCTTTTTTGATAGCGTTGGCGATAAAGCACCTCCTGAAATAATGAAATTGGTAGAGCGCATTAAAGAGCAAGGACTTAAATTAAACCCCAAAAAGGTTTTTAAATTTGACAGCAATGAAGGTATAGAACATCAATATGGAAATACAGAATGTGGTGTATATTCTCTTTATTTCATAGTTCATATGTTGGAAGATAAAACGACGGACCATTATTTAAAGACGCATGTTTTAAAGGATGAGTATATAAATAAATTCAGACACGTTTATTTTAATGATGACCTATAATAAATAATAAAAAACAAAACAAAACAAAAACAAAACAAAAACAAAACAAAAACAAAACTGAATACATATACAATTTAAGAATTTAAGAATTTAAAAATAGTATTGTATATGTATCTATATAAATAAATAATTATTATGACCATATTTTTATCGAAAAAAAATATATACCCTATAATATTACCACAACGTTTTTACATAGACCGATTTGGAAATCAGAACGCATATATTGAAACTTCTCCATCTATGAACATTGATAATAATGGGAATGTAAAAATACTGGTAAGATTAATAAACTATAGAAAATATTACAACAAACAAACAATAATTTATGAAGACTACGCGAATTCTATATATGTCTTATTGTCTGGTAAAATAGAGGAAAATAAGTCATTAGACATGGATAAATTTAGCGTAACTAATATAGAGTATAAATATAATATTCCAACCTATCCTTCTTATTGGAAAGGATTACAGGATATCCAGTTTATAGATTCATCAACTATATTGGCTGTTATACCGGAATGTAACTCAAAAGGTTATCCGTCTATATTTTATGCGAAACTAGAAAATAATAAAATTCACTCGTTTACAAGTTGCCAACCAAATAATCTTGAAAAGTATTGGATGCCTTATCTAGATAAAAATAAAAACAATACGGCTTTTGTGATTTATAATTTGTTCCCATTTTTAATAAAAAATATACATGACTCTAACACAAGGAAAATAAATGTACCTGCCGTAAAACTTGTAATACTAAAAGATTATTTTGGTTCTACGAATGGAGTACATTATAAAAATAATTATTATTTATTTTTAATACATACAGATAGAGTGAGAACATATCATAGATGGTTGTTATTTGATTTGGTTACAGATGATATACAATTATCGCAAGAATTTGTATTTTTTAATTATTCTTATATAGAAACCGCATTAAGTTTATGCAAACTGGATAACCGGATTTTTGTGAGCCTTGGCGTAAACGATGATAAAGCGTTTATTGTTGAAACCTATGTTGAAATAATAAATCAAATATTACCTGTTATAAAATAATAAATGGTAAAATAATAAATGGTAAAATAATAAATGGTAAAATAATAAAAACAAATAAATATATAAAAATAACATTCTATAATTATATATTTAATGAATATCAATAACTTTTTAACGAAAGAAAACGTAAATACATTATGGGACGTAATTAGCGACGAAGAAATATTCAAATTTTTATCACGCGATATTCAATCAAACGTAGGCAATTTATTTTCTAAAAATATAAAAGGTTTTTTTGAAACAGAAAAGACAAAAACCAATAATTTAATTGAAATGAATAAGAAATATATTTTGCTTATTTTGAATTACATCAAAAAAAATCATCCACATCAACCGAGTAAGATTAAAATACTGGAAGAGCAACCAGCAAAAGAATTAATTACTTATGAAGAACTTCAAAATGAGAGAAAATCCCACTTTGAAAAAGATTTACAACAACGACAGCAAGAATTTGAAGATACAATGTCGATTAAAGCCCCACCCGTTCCAGAATTCGCTGATAAATTTACAGATAAGCCAATCGGTGAAATGGATAAAATAATAAAAGATATGACATCAAAAAGAAATTATGAAGTCGAACAATTTAATAGGAATTATCAAACCGACATTAATCAAGTAAATAATTGGTTAAAACCACAAGACACATCGGTTAAAAGCGAAAAATTTGTACCGCAAAATAAACCGGAACAACCACCGCAATCGGAAAGATTTAGGTTTTTAAATAATGAAGAACAAGAAAAACCTGAAAATAAAAAAATAGTTTATCCGACTAAAAATGTGTCACCGACTAAAAATGTGTCACCGACTAAAAATGTGTCGTGGGGTGAAAATACGGAGGTTCTTCCTTTTGACAACAATGAAGAGATTGATGATATTTTTAAAAAACTAAAAAAAGTAAATAAAAAACCAGAACAAGAAGAAAACAATATAAACCTAACATTTTCAGAGAATTCCGACGCACAACGTATTTCAAATTTAGAACGTGAAATGAAAAATCTCCATTCTAAAATGGATTCAATATTAGAATTATTGAGAGGCAAATAATTATAAAAATTAATATATACATTAATAATATATATTAATGTATACCCTATACGGATTTATTATAACAATGGCACTAATAGTTGCGTTATCTTTTATAAATAACGTATCAAATGTAGATATTATAAAACTAGTATCAATAATAATAATATCAACAATTATTCAACCTTTTTTTTGTAAAACATGTAATAATTCTTATTCTTTAGCAGCGTATTTAGCAAGCGTTCCATTATTAATATCAGTTTTGTTTGACTGTGAAAAAATAAGAATGCTAATATTTGCATTGGCTTCAGGAAATGCAATAGGTAGAATAGGTTGTTATTTTAGCGGTTGCTGTAGTGGAAAAATAACAGATGGCATTTTATATTCAATCAAATATGAAAAAGGTACCGTAATAGCAGACCATTTGCACAAAACGGTATATGTTTATCCAACAATATTATTAGAAATATTATCTGAATTTGCAATTGCTTTTATAGTATTTAATTATAAATATGGTCTAGAGTTATTTGGAATATTAAATATAATATTATTACAACTCAGTTCATTGTGGCGATATACTCCGCGCGTAGGTAAAAATATATGGGTTTCTTTATTATCACTAATCTTTTATACCTTTATTGTCTATTTTAAACAATGTAATAATTTTAAACAAAATATAGAATTTAATTTGAAACCTATAAGCGTAATAATTGGCTTAATATTCGGATTAATAGTAAGCAATGATATTTATATGGGAGACTTAATAAAAATAAACAAAAATAAATAAATTTATTGTATTAATTTTAAAACCTTTTCACCTTGTTCATTTGTTTCATATGAACCAACCTTTAATGGTACAACAGAAGGGTCTTTTAATGCGTTCATATATGTTTGTTTATCGTATAAATCAAGAACGTCCTTGCTCATTCTTCTATAAACATATTCAACACCATTAATGGTTATTGGTTTACCCTTCCATTCAATCTCTATTTTGTTCGCTTGAACGGTAGTATCATTTTGTTGTTCGCTATAATCCGGAACATAAGACATTTTGTCATTTGTAGGGTCCCCAAAATTAACACATTTTCCATTCGAATAAATATAGCAATCAAACGCGGATTCTTTAATGGCATCCGTTAGTTGAGCAGTTAAGTTTGCTTTAATTTCCGAAATCTCAAAAAGATATTGGTCGCTTGTAATAGGAAAGTGAGGAACTGACTTACTCAAATCTTTTCTTTTTAATTCAATCGCTTCATCGGACTTTAATTGTGTTTCTGAAAATGTCATAATATAAACAAACACTTCAACCGTTTGTAAGGTTTTTGGTAAGTCTTTATGACTACAAATACGTCTAGCACGACCAATAACTTGCTCTGAGCGCACAGGATGCCAATATGGTTCCATAAGATGGACATATCTAGTATTTCTTAAATTAATTCCTTCTGAACCGGATGATGTAATCATAAAAACCTTAATTACCTCACCCATATTATTATTGCGGTATTTAGCCTTTAAAACAGTTCCAATGCTTTCTGGAATGTCGTCCCATTCACCGTTATAAATATGTCGAACCATTTCTTTTTCTTCTGATGTTTCCGTTCCGGTATATAATGCGAAAGTTGGTTTTCCATCGTCGATTTCGTTCATATCTATTTCCCACATTCCAATGGATGATTTTTTGATTTTAAATTGAGCGAAACCATTCTTTTTAAGGACTGAAGTGAAGAGACCAATTCCTTCGGCAGTTCTAAATTGACTATAAACTAAATGTAACCCTTGATGTTCCTGGTCCTGAATATTTTCTAACATATGTAAGAATTTTGGACTATATGTTTGAAGCGCTTCTGGAGTTAAAAAATCGTTTGAATGCTCTTCAATATTCTTAATGGCAATTTGTAAACGTTCTTTGTAATCAACGCCTCCAATTTCCTCTAATATTTCATCCCCTTCAATCTCTCCTTCGCGTTCATCGTCGACGTCTTGTTTATTTGCTACTTTTGAGCCATCTTTAATAAGTTTTGCCATTGGTTTAGATTCTTCGTCTTCTTCTTCGTCTTCGTCTTTTTCTTCTTCGTCTTTTTTCCTTCGTCGAATCCTACTTTCAGGTATAGGCCTATCGGGCATAACAAAATTACAGAATAAACGCGAAAAAATGCGATAAGTAGAAGATTTTTCTTCAAATAAATCACCAACTTCACTTGATGGTTTTTTTTTCTTTTTCTCAGTTAATCTTTCTTCTTTACGAGCACTTTCATAAATCTTGAATTGAGCATCGCTCATTGGTATTCGAATAATATGATAATCGACCCCTAATTTTTTATCGTATTTTGGAAGCAAACTTTCTTGCGCACTTTTGAAGTAAGAAGATAAACCGATAATGCGACGTTTTAAAGCATCGATATTTTTGATTTTCTTATCGCTGTCATTAATGTAGCGCGTTAAGAAAGTATTTAAATCATCAGGTAATGCTTTTTTGTTGATAACTTCAATGCCTTGTACAACAATATCGATATCATTTTTCTTAAGCGTTCCTATAATTTTCCTCTCAAAATCATCATCTGTAATAAAGTCTGAATCAATTGTTGATTCACCTTTTTCATTTTTTTTTACGTTTGAAACACCTTGATAACCGGATTCCACTTTCACTTTATTTTTAAATCCAAAAGGGTTTCTAGTAATAGTTAAAACCTTACTACTAGGCGAATAATCTAGATAATCAAGAGACTTCTCTCCTAGTAAAATTTGTTGAAGCGATTGTCTGTCGATTTTGTTGTTTGTTTTAACTACTAAAGGGATTTTCCAAGTCTTAATATAACCTCTCAATATGTTGAATAGTATAGCAAATTCATTTGGATAGTTAATAACAGGAGTTCCAGTTAATAATATTATGCGAACATTTTTTGCCCTTAACAACATATAATATAACTTTACTGCTAAGTTAATGGGTGTATGCTCACCAAATAAACTTTCTCCTACTTCCTTTTTTTCTTCCTCTCCTTCTTTACCTTCTTTACCTTCTTCTTCTTTTGCTTTTTCTTTTTTCTTTCTTTTTTCTTCGTCCGGAATAGGTTTTTCCTTTTTTAATTTGTTAACGATGCGACTAATTAAATTATGCGCTTCATCAATAACGACCACTTTGTCGTCAAAAATATTTGTAGTAAAATTATTCGTCATTTCTTTTAAACGTTGAGAGCGTAGACCATTGTAATTAATAAAAGTGTATTTGTGTTTAATCATTTCATTAATTTGTTCTTCAAGGATTTTTTTATTTGTATCACTAAGTTCATCATAATTTGACGGTTTTTTAATGTTAATGAAGAATGCACCACCGTGCCTATGAATATATTCTTGTGGAAGATTTAATAAAAAAGATATGGTTTTTAATGCTTCTGGATTTGTGGTAGTAGAAATCCATTCCCAATATTGATTTCTTTTATAAATTAAATCACCGCATTTTTTAAGTTCTTCCACATAGTTTGCGCGTAATGATGCTGGTGTCATAATGATTACATTTTTAGAATCTTTCATTCCTTCAGCAATTCCAATAGATGTACATGTCTTACCGGAACCTAAACCGTGATACAAAAGCAACCCGCGATAAGGAGTGTAAAGATTCATATAATCTCGGACAATCTTTTGATGAGTTAATAGAGAGAAATTCGTATTTGTTTTTCCAATAGTGTCACAAGATATATTTTCCGAGTTGGCTTCTAACTCGCGTTTATATGGTCCAAAAAGAGAATTAATAAAATTAATAAAAATCTCTCGATTATTCATATAATAACTGGATGCTTTGAGTATAACTTGTTGTGATTTTTTTGGAATGCGTTGTTGTATAGGAGTGTCTCCTATTTCAATAAGTGTTTCTGGACCCAATATAGCAACACCTTTTTCAATCTTTTGTGTGATTCTTTTCTTTTTCTTTGGAAGTTGAATGGGTATAACTGGAACAGCATCTTTTTCTAAATTGTCTTCTTGGTTTGGTTCTTTATCTTCGACTTTTTCCTTTTCCTTTTCCTTTTCAGTTCCCTCTTCATCTTCATCCTCTTCAAGTATAAATGGCATATTTACTTTTTGCTTTTTCGCTTTCTTTATGGGTTGTGCTTGAATGGGTTCAACAGTAGTCTGTTTTTCTTCAGCGTTTTGAATCGTTTGTTTAACTGTTACCTTTATTTTTTTACTTTCAGTTAATTTTTTTCTAAGAGCATTAATATCAAACCCTTTTGCCGTTTCGTCAACAATCAAAGGTCTTTTATTTTCGAGTTCTTCTGCTTTATTTTCAGTTTCTTCTATTATTAATTTAGATATTTGGGTTTCATCTTCTTCATCTTCTTCATCTTCTTGTGGTTTCTCTCGTTGTTTTTCTTTTGCCATTGTTTTTGGTATATCAGATTTTACGGGTTTTTTAATACCCTTTATAACAACAGCAACATGTTCTCTCTCTACAACATTTGGTTTTACCATTAATTTTTCTTTTAATAGAGCTAAAGGATTCATTGCTTATATAATTTAAATATATAAATTTTTATTATTTTACAAATCAAATGATTAAGTATTTTATATTTTACAAATTAATAATTAAAACTCCAAATCTTACAGAGTGGCTAAAAAGTAACTATAATTAAAGCGTTTCATTCGAATGTGTTTCTATAATTTTAATAGCCTCATTGCAAGCAATTTGTTCCGCCTTGCGTTTAATTTTATGTTGTCCTTCTCCCATAAATATTAATGCTCTACCGTTTTCTGTAATAAAATCGTGAACGGATTTAAAATTTTTAAAGAATGATATGTCGACGGCATTGTTATGTGTTAAATTGTATATTTGTTGTCCTAAACATAAATAAACGCCCATTTTATATCCGAATTCGTCATCATATTCAATTTGTATATAATGCGGTGTTACTTTAAATTCTTTTTGAATCTTAACTTGAAGTATGTTTTTATAATTATCATCGTTTTGAATAAGAGCAGTCCAGTCTATATGCTTTTCAAAAACCGATTCTACAAATTTTTGCGCCATTTGGAAACCGGGTCCAGTAATAAACATGGACTGAAACCAATTGTCTTCGTCTTTAACAACCGTCTTATTAAAATCTAAAAAGAGTGCTCCGATAAACGATTCAAAAAGACATCCCAACTTTTTCAAATTTGTCCTTATCTTCTTTTCCTCGGCATGTTTAGAAATAATTAACCATTTATGTAGTCCCATTTCTAATGCGATCTTTCCGATGGCTTCATTTTTTACGATGGCAATCTTTTTTTCTGTCATAAATCCTTCGTCCGCTTTAGGAAAACGTCTATATAATAAATATTTTGTTATACATTCTAATACTCCATCTCCTAAAAACTCAAGACGTTCGTTCGATTTGCTGCTTAATGGCATACAATCAGACGGCCTCTCGACAATAGTGATATTTTGTTGAATATTTTCAAAACTAGGACGTTTAATATAAGAACGATGGACAAATGCTCGCTCGTAAAGTGCCATATTATCGACGTTCGGCGGTATCCCATATTTAGAAAGAATAGATTGAACTTCGTCTAACTTTATTTTAATATTTAATGGGTTATACGGATTAAATATTAAACCTTCATCTGTTTTGATAATGTCGTCATCGTGGGATATTTTAAGTTCGGTCATTTGTATTTATATGTAAGTTTAACTTTATATTGTTTAAAAATATATATTTTGAGGAAATAGTTTAAAGAGATAATCGCATATTATGTTAAGCATGGAGGGGACTGAAATGTGGAAAATACTTGAAGATTACACTAATTATGAAGTTAGCACATTTGGAAACGTCAGAAACGTAACAACAAATAAGTTATTGAAATTATCAAAAAAAGGAAATTATTATTCCATTGGTTTAACTGATAAAAATAAAGTTAGAAAATCACTTAGAGTTCATAGACTTGTATGCTTAGCATTTATTCCTAATCCTGAAAACAAACTAGAAGTTAATCATAAAGATAAAAATGGATTAAATAACAATATTACTAATCTCGAATGGAATTCGCACCAAGAAAATTGTATTCATAGAAGTAATGGAGTTAAAAATGTTAACAACAGAAATATTAAAATTAATAAAGTTAATTTAAAAACGAATGAAATTATTGATACATATAATTCAATTGAAGAAGCAGCAAAATGGATAGTAAATAATAAGTTAAGTAACAAATTTGGCAGTGCAAATTCTAAAATTTGCGTTTCGGTCAAAAATAATAAAAAAGCATACGGATTTTACTGGAAAAGGGTCGAACAAATTATGTTTTTTAATGAAGAATGGAGAGAAATTATATTAGATAATAACCATACCAGTTATTTTATATCATCTTTAGGAAGAATAAAAAATAAAAAAGGCATTATTATGGAAAACTATAAAATACATCATAGTGGATATATATATACTAGAATTAACTATAACAAATATGCTATGCATAGATTAGTAGCTATGATGTTTATACCAAATTTAGAAAATAAACCTTTTGTTAATCACATTGATGGAAATAAAGTTAATAATACAGTTAGTAATTTAAATTGGGTTACTTGTTACGAAAATAATATTCATAATCACAATATGGGTTTTGTAAAATGTTATACCAAAAAAATAATTCAATATGATTTAGAAATGAATGAAATAAATAAATATAATTCAATAAAAGAAGCATCAGACATATTAAATATAACTACTACAAATATTTTAGGAGCATTAAAAAATAGACAAAAAACTGCTGGAGGATTTATATTTAAATATTTAGACTAATTTAATCATTTAATAAAAATTTAATCATTTAATAAAAATTTAATCGTTTAATAAAAATTTAATCATTTAGACTAATTAAATTAATCAATTTTAAAATTTTTAATATTTTTCTAGTATATAAAATGGTTTTAGTAAATGCCGGAAAAATGGCTCGTAATGCTGGGTCAATTGTTAATAGAACTAACGTTTGCGGTGGAAACAAAAAGGCGGGATTAGCACCTCGTATCGGTTGGTTTTTGAGTAGCAATCCTTCTTTAATTGGTGCCCCTCAATCTGTTCCTAAATTCTGTATTCCCAATAGAACTATCCAAACTCAACGTTATGGATACAGTGCTACTCACGGTGGAAACATGGGTTAAAAACTTTAGAAAGATATTCGCTTATTTTCTGGAGTTTTTAAATAAATTATTTATTATGTAAAATGATTTAATAAGATATTATTAAATAATTTAATAACTAATGATTATCAAAGTTGATGTACGCGAGCAAGACCTTTTAAACCAAATAAATCATATGGTTGCGAATATTCCTATATTTAAGAACTGTATAATTAAATCCGAAACTCTACCAATCGGCGACGTTATTATTGCTAATGAAACCGAAGATATTTTGATTATAGAGAGAAAATCTGTAAATGATTTATTAGCAAGCATTAAGGATGGACGCTATGAAGAGCAATCTTACAGATTAAACGGATTAAATCATCACAATCATAACATCATTTATTTAATTGAAGGTGACGTTAATCGCGTAAACCGTTTTAAATCTGAGAACAAAGTTGAGAAACTTACTCTTTACTCAGCAATGTTCTCTCTTAATTATTACAAAGGGTTCTCAGTATTTAGGTCTTTTTCTTTAGAAGAGAGCGCAACCATTATCTGTAATATGTCTTACAAGTTAGATAAGGAAACGAACGGAAAGAAATCCTACTATCAAAATAATCAAAATAAAATTACAAATACAGAAACAATCGTTAACGCAGAACAAACACAAACAGGAGGCAATGATATAAAAGAAGCAGACGCGCAAAAAGAAGAACAACCAAAAGAAGAAACGCAAAAAGAAGAGGTTGAGCAAAGCGAGAAAGATTATGTAAATGTTATAAAAAAGGTTAAGAAGGAAAACATTACACCCGATAACATTGGAGAAATTATGCTGTGTCAAATTCCTGGAATAAGTTCCGTCACCGCACTTGCTATTATGGCAAAATATCATAACCTCCCAAATTTAATTAAAGAAATAGAAGCAAACAATGAATGTTTAAAGGATATAGCATATACAAACGGCAAAGGGCAAACTAGAAAAATAAATAAAACAAGTATATCAAATATTGTAAAATTTTTATTAAAAAAATAAAAATATAATATATGAAAGAGTTTATGAATCTATTTTTATTTATTGGTATTTGTTTTGTTGTATATATATTATTTAGAAACTTCAATTATGGTTATAAAGAAGGTATGACTACTACAGACGCATCAGGTAATTCTGTTATCACACCACAAAACGGGATTGCTACAAATGCAGCGTCATATAGTGCTACTATAAAATCGGCAAATATGAAAATAAACGATGAACTATTGGTTAGCAAATATAAATCCGATTATGAAAATATCATTTTAAACATGGATGATATGCTTAATAATTTAATGTTACAAACTACATTGTCTGTCGATACAACGAATCCTCAAAGTTCAATAAAACAATTAGCAGAAATGAACCAGGCAAAAGCAGCATTAAATAATGTTATGAAATATCTAGATAAACAATAAAAAAACAATTAAAAAACAATAAAATAATTAACTTATACAAAATTTAATTATTTTCTAAAAATTTTATGGCGTATACAACGACACTTCGTTTTCTTTATAATACCCATTATCCACTAAAGATTGTGTGTACGCACTGCCTCCCCAGTTAGGGTCCATTGGATCCGGACTTATTGGCGCCTTTTCTTGTTTTACATTCATCATATCTAAAGGTGTAGTAGTGCCTATATAATAGTTTGATGGATCATGGGAAGGATAAGATTGACTATTATATGGAGGATCGTTTCTCGTAGCATCAACTAAAAGTGTTGGATTCGGATACGCTTCCTCTCCAACCGGTTCTAAAGAAGATTCCATTAATGGCGGTACTTGTGAAGCGATGCCTACTGGAGGATTCGCAGATGGCGGAAGTCCTGATTGTGGTTCTGAAACACTAGGTCTTGCTTTATAAACACGCTTTCCCTGGGCATCATATGTTTCCTGTAAATATAATACAGGGCATTTTATATTTTGGCTTTTTTGCCAATCTAAAAACTCTGTATAATCTTCTAAATTCTCAAATTCAATTGGATTTACTCCAGGTACTTGCGTCAATTTAGAATTGTATAAATAAAATCTAGAACCCTTTTGTATTAACATATCTGGACATTTTGGTTTTCTGGGCGTGTCGACCGTAAACCCTTCTGAATATTTAGCATCTCCATTTTTCGCGTAAAAATACAAACCTATCAGAAATACTACGATTAATAAAAAAGTAAACAATGTCATTATATTATATAATGATAAAAATGTTGGATTTTATTTTCTATTTATTTTTATATAATGGTTTTATTACATATTGATGAAAAGGATATGGGTGCGATTAAGAAAGTAGACGATTTTTTACGTAATAAAAAGGTATTTATTTTAATTTATATGAGTGGGTGCGGACCATGTAACGCTATACGTCCTGAATGGGAAAAATTAGAAAACGCTTTATCCAAAGAATTTATAAATCGCGACGACATTGCTATAGTCGACATTAATACTAAATTAACGGACAATCTTAAACATATTAAAACCAAACCAAGCGGTTTTCCAACTATGCGTTTCTATGAAAATAATAAATTTGAAAATTATGAAGACAGTAATATAGAAAATAAAGACAGAAATCTAGATTCATTTGTAGAATGGATGGAACTAAAACTTGACGATAAAAATATATCTAAATTTTCTAATAAACATAACAAAACATTTCAAAAACGAAAACAAACAGGTGGTAAAACTAAAAAGAACGGTTCTCGCAAATGGTCAAGAAAATACAAACAAAGTATTAATTGTCGCAGACCTAAAGGGTTCTCACAAAAACAACATTGTAAATATGGACGCAAAAAATATAAAAATATAAAATTTTAATTTATTTTAAATAAAATTGAATAAATTAAAAAGGGATAAACACAAATAAACATAATCAATTAACAAACAAAAAATGGAACACATTTTCAGAATATTCGACTTCAACGTGTATAACGCAAAAGACACAAAAGAATCATCCTCTGACGACGAGCAGAATACGTATAAAGATAAGAACAATTTTATTATACAATTATTTGGAGTAGATGAAAAAGGCAAGACCTATTCTGTAAATGCGGAAGGTTATAAACCGTTCTTCTACATAATGGTAAACGATAATTGGACAATTAAAATGAAAGAAGACTTTGTCGATCATTTAAAAGGAAAAATGGGTAAATTTTATAGTGAATCCATTACAGACTGTAAAATTATAAAACGTAAAAAATTATACGGGTTTGATGGCGGGAAAGAACATAAATTTATTTACGTCGAGTTCGCAAATATGGGGTCCTTTAATAAAGCCAAAAATTTATGGTATACAGACTATCAAAATGGACATACGTTATTAAAAGACGGATATATGTTTAAAGACACTTCCATGAAATTATATGAAGCAAACATTCCTCCATTATTACGTTTCTTCCATATAAAAGATATTAGCCCATCCGGATGGATTGCTATTCCTAAAAAAAAAGTAATTCAACATAAAGACGATACAAAAACGGTAAACTGTGATTTTGAATTTGTTACAAATTATAAGAATATAATACCGTTGAATGAAAGGGAGTTACGTGTGCCTTATAAGATAATGAGTTTTGATATTGAAGCAAGTAGTAGTCATGGAGACTTTCCAGTACCAATAAAAACGTATAAAAAACTTGCTACGAATATTATTGAATATTTTGAAAACTTAAAAATGGATATGACGAAAGAACTTTGTAAAAATATATTAAGGCGCGTCATTTTAGCGGCATTCGGTTACGAAAAAATGGAACAAATTGATATAGTATATCCGAAAAAGCATCCCGGGTCAAAAGAAGAAGTACAAAGATTATGTGAAGTATGGTTAGGAACATTGGTTAGAAATTTAAAAGCAACAGACACTTCAGAAGAAAATACAATTGAAAGCATGTTTGAAAAAATGGGATTAGATGAAGAAGATGACGATTATCATAATAGAGACCATATAAAAACATACACGGATAAAAAAGCCACAATAGTAGAGATTCTATGCGACAAAAATTTTGAAAGAGAAGGTAAGTTAACTGAACTGAACGAATCGCTAAGAAAAGTATTCCCAAAATTGGAAGGCGATAAGGTTACATTTATAGGTTCAACATTTATGAATTATGGTAACGTAGATCCTCATTTCAATCATTGTATAGTGTTAAATACTTGCTCTGATATGGCAATTGAAAACAGTTGTGTTGAAACATATAATACGGAAAAAGAAGTGCTTCTTGCTTGGCAACAATTAGTCCAAAAAGAAAACCCAGACATAATTATTGGGTATAATATATTTGGTTTCGATTATGAGTTCATGTTTCGACGCGCAGAAGAAAATGATTGC